CGTTCGTGATTGGAAACCAGAGTTCCTTCGTCAAGATTACACGTTTTTCTCAATTGAAACTCCGCAAGAAGCGGATTCAACACCGATTTGGGCAAGGAAGCGTCGATACCAGATCGCTGAATTGCTTCCAGTTCTGGAGCAACCAAGACTTTCAGCACTTGCAGGTTGGCATATTAACAACTTGGTAAAAGCAATCAACAACGCAACACCAGCGGGACGTACATTGGATTCTGATGATGATGCTCGACGCTATGAGGACTGGACGAGAGAAGGATCTTATGGTGCATCTTATGAAAACGATGCAAAATACGTTGAGCTAGGTGAGTTGCTGATCAAAGAACCCACGGGTAAGATTAGCCGTTATTTGTTCGATGACAAAAGCGGAGACGAAATCTGCACACAGTTGGATCGATACAATAGAATGTCGGATACAATCGCGCTATTCTCTATCGAGATTGGTTCTGGTGCATTGATGTCCTCCCGTGGTGCAGGACGTGATCTTTACAACACGCATATTGCTATCGAAAAAGCGAGAAATCTCATTGTCGATAACTCATATTTGCGCGGGATGCTATTACTGAAAAAAGGCCCAACGGCTAAAACTGGCATACCACCACTTCAAGTAATGCATCCCGTAGCATATGTGGCTGAAGGATATGACGTAGTTCAGTCTGCAATCCCCGCTGACGTTGAAGATTTCATTAAACTCGATCAATTCATGAGTGGATTGGCCGAGATTCAGATGGGAACCTTCCTTCCAAGCAGTGTTATGAACATCACGGGTGGAGATAAGACCGCATCCGAGGTTAATCGCATTGCTGCTGTTGAAAACCAGATCCGCGAAGGCATCTTAATGCGCTGGGTTAAACAATATTCCAAGGCAGTTGAGCGTATGCAACGTGGAATCTGTCACCCTGAACACGTTAAAGCCGCAAGTGAATTAAAAACACAGATGGATTTTGCTCGTCTTCAGAATCAAAACGCAATGTGGGCCAAAAAAGAGGTTGTAGAGGCTTTTGAGCAGGCACAATCCGAGATTCCATCGTTCCTAGTGCCATTTGAGATCCCACGGCATCTCGATGAGGAGGCAGTTTCTTGCGTTTTGTCCATGTTGGAGCGCAATTTACCTCCTAGCGACATTTTGTTGATGGCATTCTCTCCAGCAGAGGAACTTCTGCCACAAACCGAGGGTCAGGACGCTGCAATTCTTGATCTTCTGATCCAAAGGTACACTGGCAACCCACAAATCAACCAAGATGAGTTGATGAAGCTCGATTGGTCACGCAAAGTGGGTGAATCTATTGCCAACCAAGTCATCCTTCCGAAAGATCAGGTTGAAGCAGTGGCAATCGAGGCAACTCGTCAGCAAATTATCGAACTTCAGAGCATTATCTCTGGTGAGGACATTCCAGTGTCTCCACGGGACAATGATATCATGCACATCCAGACAATCATGGAGAAACTATTTCCGCTCATTTCTTCCGCTCCAGCAGGGTCGATGCCTCCAGAGATGGTTAAACCCCTACAATCGGCAGTGCAGCACTTTATCGCACACGTCCAGAACGCTGAAGCGAAGGGTGCAGACAAAAAGCAGATTGCCGAATACAAAAAGGCAGTTTCTGAAGCGATTAATTACCTGACAGCAGGACAAGCACCAATTTCAGAGGGAGATTTATTTCCAGCAGCAGCAGGTGGTGGAGGTGGAGGAGGTGGACGTAGGCCATCTACTGCACAGGCTACCGCAATGGGAGAAGCCGTTGGAACACAAAACCCCTCACAAAATAACGCAGTCAACCAAGTTGCTGCACCACCTAAACCAGTAACCGCAGGATAATATTATGCCAGACCGAGCCAAAATGATTAGCGAACTTGCTTCCAAAGCAAAAATGGATCCATCGTCCGCAGTAAAAGAAAAAGACGTTAAACTTATGAAAAAAGTTGAACCTCTTCCAACTCCAAAAGACAAAGAAGCCGAAGTTGAAGATCTTCTTTCCGAATCCGAAATGGAAATGGAAAAGAAAGCAGAATATGCCTCAAAAGAAAAAGCAAATTATGATCGCATTAAAAAACAGGGCATGAGCGACCAAGGCATCGTTTCCCCAGAGGAACTCGTTGCCGCTGGCAAAAAGGTTTACCGCAAAGTTAAATCTAAAGTTAAGTCGATGATGGAATAAAATATATTAATAAATAAATATGAAATGGGAAGAATCTGACGCATCACGTCTTCGTGACTACGATAAGAAAACAGGGAATCGATTGCGTTTATATTTGCGTAGTCGAATTCCCTTCATAACGGAATGTTCCGTCGAAGGAGTTGCAATGCAAGCCATGTTGAAGCAAGGTTTTGAAATGGCATTGCGAGAAATCGAAGATTGCGTAAATTCATCCGATGATAACGCTGATCCAAGCGCAGGAAATTTTACGTCCATGTGACGGAAAAAATGGAAGTGCCGTGGTGAAAAGTCGATGAAGTAAATTAACATAAACAAATAAATCTATGGAAAACGAAAACGAAAAAGCAGAATCCAGTGTTACTGGATACGGAAACCCATCATTGGACGCAGATCCAATCGATGAATCAACGGAATCGCAAATTGATGCATTGCTAGATGCAGCATTGAGCGGAGTTGAGCCAGTGTTCGCAGAGGAACCTGAATCAACTGAAACTGAGGAAATTGAGCCGATTAAGGAAACGCAAGAGGTTACTGAGTCCACGGAACCAACCGAAACTCCAGAAGCACCTGTAACTCCAGAGGTCGAACTGGATCCAGAGATTGCTTCAATCGAACAACCTCGCAATCTTTCGGAGGTTAATCGCTCCAACTGGAGAAAACTTCAAGAGACAGCATCTACCTACAAAAAGCAAGCGGAGGAAGCAGAGCAACTGCGGCAACGTGTTGTGGAGATGGAATCACGTCAGCAGGAGTTTAAAGCACCTGATGACTACGATGAATTGAAGAAATTCCGTGCAATCTTCGACATTAAGAATGATCCAGAGTTTCAGTCGAAATACAACCAACCAATTCAGTCTGCCAAAGAAAACATCTATAGCATCCTTCGCAAAAACGGAGCGAGTGAAGATGTCATTAAATCTATTGAAAAAGCGGGTGGGCCTGATGCCGTCGATCAGAGTTGGTGGAGGAATAACGCAATTGACAAGTTGCCGCTAACTGATTCTGAGCGTTTGAAACGTAGCCTTGTTGACGTTGTTGATCTCAAAGAGAAGCAAGAGCAAGAGATAGAAAATGCCGCACAAAATGCAGATCAGATTCTTGAACAGCGCGAGCAAGAAAAAGGGCAGTGGTATCACAAGGAGGTTGAGCAGATCGATCAACACATCGATTCGATTACAAAAGAGTTGCCGTGGGCAAGGTTTGCAGAAGCACCCAAAGATGCAACCCCAGAAAAGCTACAGCAGGTGCAGCGGCACAACGCGCAGGTGCAATCCCTTGCTGAGAAGTTTAACTCTGCTCTGTGGCCCACCAACGCTCAAGAACGGGCTAACGTAGCGGCAGCAGCAGTGTTCTCTCACGTCCTAACTGAGCAACTACGGGTTGAGCAAGAAGGCAAGTCTAAATACATGGCAGAACTAAAGTCCCTGCGCGAAGAGAACAACAACCTAAAAGGTGCTGGGAAAATGCCCAAGCAAACCATCACGGGTCAGCATAGCATCAAATCCAGCCTCAATGACAGATTGAAAATGAATTCAATGGATGCCATTGATATTGGCCTCGATGAAGCACTAGGTGGTTAAAGTATACTAAAGTTATACAGTTATACACAAAATCATATATAACTTAATATAGTTAAAGCCACATTATATCTATGGAACCAAAAGTTACTCCTGATGAGAAGATAACTATGAACGCATTGGATTCTTTCGATCCATTTGCTAGACAAGGACAAGTTCAGCGTCAACAACCACAACAGCAACCAGAAATAAATAAACAACCAAGAGATTTTTCACATCTCGACGAACCTATGATCAAATTAGACCGAAAACCTAAACGCAGACGTAAACCAGTTCCAAAGGTGCTGGAAAAGATGGAATTACCAACTCCAGAGGAAATCAAACAACCAATTATCGAAGAAGTTACCGAAAAAGTACAATTTAACGATACTCTACAGTCAAATATTGTAGAATCCCGAACGAATGAAGGGTTGCCATCGTATCGTGCAGAATTCGCAGGAAGGGACATTTTCGTTGGTTTTTCGGCTAATAAAGCCACAAATCCGATCACTGCGCTCGCTTTGATCAACATTGCGCTTGATTTTGGACGCGATAAAATCCGATTTGACGTTTCTAGCGACGAAAAAAACTTTTACAAGTCACGGAATGACCTTGCGGAGAAATTCTTAGCTACAGACGCAAAATGGTTGTTGTTGTTGGACAATAACATCATTCCATCCATTGGAAGACCACAATGGGCTAAAGCGACGATTGGTGCTGCTCGAAATATCCACGATTCGCACCTACAGAAGCACATTGTGCATCGTCTAATTGGTGCAGGGAAGTCACTTGTTGGTGCAGCGTACTTCGCTAACTTGGATGATGCATCAATCGACTGCTCCAAGACCGATTTGGGCAAAAAAGCAAGAGTCTGCACGGATTCCGTGGAACCAGTTGACTGGGTTGGTAGTGGATGCTTGCTTATCCATCGTAGGGTGTTGCAAGACATCAAGAAAAAGTTCCCTGATATCCTGCATGGAGCATTTTACCCTGACGATATTTCATTCTGCAAAAAGGCACTTGAAGCAGGGCATCAACCTCACATTGATTTGGGTGTTCCAGTCTTTAATGTAGGAATTAAGGCATACTAATGAAACCAAAAATCTACGGATACTACGAGAGTGTACAACTGCACCCACAGAGTGAACAATTTGCCTGTGCGAACATATGGAAATCGACATGGGAAGCACAAGGATGGGAACCAGTGATGTTAAATCGCTCACACGCGCAGGGGAGTCCGCTCCACCTGAAGCTAATGACGAAATTAACAAGACTCGCTCCAATTCTCCCCAACGAGTTGCAGAATAATTTTGCTTTCATTTGCGCTCGTTTTTCACGCTGGTGTGCGCTTCATGCCGCTGGTGGTGGATGGATGAGTGATTATGATGTTGCTAATATTTCATTCACTCCGCAACTTGCTGAAGAGGTTGAGAAGACTGGTTCATTACTTCTTTTGTCTGGGCAACCATCTTATATTTTCCATACAACTAAAGAAATGTGCGCTCACGTCATAAACACAATGCTTTCCAATGATCTTCATGTGGGTGGAGTGTTAAAAAACGAGGATGCTATTTTTAACGAATCTGGGAAACTGGATAAAATCGAAGCGAATTTAATTCACGCAAAACTAGAGAATAATATTCCGAAATCTCAGTACCTAAAAAATATTTTAAATATAATTTGACAATGTTTTTGTAATAATGTAAAAGAAAAATAACTCGACGTGCCAGATTCGTTATTCTGGTGACTCTGTGGAAGTCAAAGAATCCACAATCAGGCCGAACAACGCCCAACGTGCCGGGGCAACAAAACCAAGAAACAAATCGTTAAGAACCGATAGCGGATCTTTTCGTCTTGAATGTTGCCCGTAGAATTTTTCTTCGGGAGTTCAAGCAGAACAAACCCAAAACAAACAATCAATTAAAAAACTAAAATTATGGCTCAAGAATGTATCTCACTAGCAGCAATTCAGGATTTTGCGTCTAAGGACGTGAATCGTATCATCGGACAAATCGGACGGGTTCTCGCTCGTAAAAGTCCTTATATCAACTCCATCGATGGTGGAACGCTTCCTAACGTCTCTGACGTTGTTCGTAGCGTTGTCGAGGAAATGGCAGTTCCTGCCGCTTCGCTCGCGGCTCCTACCTTCGTTAACGACACCACCCTCTGCGGTGTTGGAGCAACGCCTGACGTTGTTGGTTCAACTGAGTATCAGTTCCAACTCCAGACCCTTCGTGGTGCAGGCCCACGCGTTTGTGTAAAGCAAGCTCGGACAGCATTCAAAGGTTCTTACCTCCAAGCTCAAGTTTCGCTCGAAAAGACGATTCTTCAGTTGATCAACGCTGATATTCGTTACCAGTATTTGGTTCAGTCTGGCATTAAGTATGTAGTGGATTCCACTGCTACCTTCTCTGCTAACCTGACTGGTGATATGCAGCAGATTAATACCCTGTTTGCTAACAAGGTTCCTGATGCTCCTATGAACTTCAAGACTCTTTACAAACTCGGCACGTTCCTGCGTGAAGAGATGCTTGCTGAGCCATTCGCTACCTCTGAGGGTGAATTCTTCCAAGTTATCGCTTCTGCTGACCAGATCGAGAATTTCCGCAACGATGCGGACGTTAAGGAAGATCTGATCGGTCTTACGACTGGTTCGTTCAAACTTGGTGAGACTGCCATTTCTGGTTACTCCTTCCAAGGTTATCGTGGTTTCGCATTCGGTATCGATCAACAACCACTTCGCGCTACCGCGAATGTCGCTGGTGTTCTTACCCTTGTTAACCCAATCGTCTCGACTGCCGTAACGAATGGTTTCGCTCAACGCCGTAACCCAGCATGGGTGGCTGCCGATTACGAAGTCATGTTTGTTATCGCTGGAAACGCCTTTAAGCGTCTCGTCCCCGAAAGCTATGTTGGTGAAGGAACATTCCGTTTCGCTCCCCAACTCGCTATGGGTGAACTGGAGTGGACATACTTCAGGGACAACGATTGTAACTTGTATGGTGACTTTGGACAGCACATCTATCAAATCCAACGCGCTATCCAACCAATTCGTCCACAGAATGTTGTGGCAATTGTCTACAAGCGTTGCCAAGATGATGTGAATCCAGCACCTTGCGTTTAATAGTAGATTGATATCGGTGGTAGAGTTAATCTTGACTCTACCACCTAATCAATTTAATAATAAAACATATGGACGATATTCCTTCAATCCTCGACACAGCAAAATTCCGTCACTTGGTTCTTGATGGTGTTTCTAATATCGCAAATTCTATTCAAGGATTTCAAATCCCAGAATACGATGAGCTTGAATTAACATATTACGGATCAACAAACAATATTGCAACTGTAGTGTATAAAAAAGCATCGGTTGTTGTTGCAACATTAAATCTAACATATTCAATTCAACCACCAACTTCAAATGATGCAAATTTAGTGCTGGTAAGTCTAGCTTAATATGGCAGTTAAATTCAATCCTTTCACTGGAATGTTGGAGGTAGGCCCAAGTTCTTCGCTTGTAATTGGGGAGGATGGATCATTGCCAAATGGAAATGAAATAGCTCAAGTCCAAAGTGGAGAATTGACTAATGTAGCCGAAATCGACGCAGGAGAATATAGTTCCGTGTAAATTAAAATTTCTAATTAAACAGAAAAACAAAAACAAAAACAAAAACAAAAACAAAAAAACAATAAAATATTATGGCTAATCCAATTATTCGTATCAAACGTGGTTCTTCCGCTCCAGCAAGTGGAGTTTTGTCTTCAGGTGAGTTGGCAATGGATTTGGTGGGCAAGAGTTTGTACATCGGACAAGAAAACGGAACTGCACTACCAATTGCAGGCGAAGGCACTTTTGCTACCAAGGTATACACTGATGCTGCCGCAACAGCAGTCCAGTTAAATTTAACTGATGAAGTCAATCGCGCCACAACAGCAGAAGTTGCTCTCGGTTCCCGCATTGATAATGTTCTTTCCAACGTAGACGGAGCCGCTCTCGATTCCTTGACGGAAATCGTTGCTGCATTCCAAGCAGCCGACTCGACCATCAATGGTGCGATCACAAGCTTGGCAACAGGCGCAACCGCTGACATTGATGCAGAAGAGGCTCGCGCACTTGCCGCAGAAGGCGTACTCGATAGCAAGATCGACCAAGAGATCCTTGATCGTGTTGCTGACGTTGATGCAGAGGAGGCTCGCGCACTTGCCGCAGAAGCAGTTAATGCTGGACTTATCTCCGCAGAAGCAACCCGTGCAATCGGCATTGAATCCGGCCTTGACGTTCGCGTCACCGCTCTGGAAACTACCATTGACGGCGGAGCTTACTAATGTAATATAAAAGTCCTCTAGGGGGTTCATCCCCCTAGGGGCAACCCTCTTCTATAAGATGGCAAATCCTACACTCATCCCGAAAAAATCCACCCAAAGTGGTAAATCCCCAACGATCAACGATTTACAGTTGGGAGAGATTTGCATAAATCATGCAGACGCAAAGATTTTTTCACGCCATCCAGGAACGGGAGAGATTTATGAATTAACTGGTGGTGGTGGCGGCCCTGTTGGTGTCTCAGTGGATTTGGATGCAATGTTCTCGACAGCTTTTGAGAATTATTACCATGAAGTAAATTATTCTGGCAGCGGAGACATTACGGACATTCAAGTCTACGACGATAACCTCCAAACAACTCACCTATTTTCCCGCACATTCACTTATGATGGTAGCGGAAACCTTACCCAAATCGTGACTAGCGATGAGCAAAACGCTGGGGTATCTCTAACAAAAACAATTTCATACAATGGGTCTGGCGATATAGCCAATGTAACCCGCAACTACGTTCTATAAAGGATTATACAATGGCTGGAATAGAAACATTAACAGGGATCACCAAAGTGAATGCGTTTGAGTATGAGGTGACTGCGGAAGTCTCCGTAGGTAGCGGAATAGACGATTTGGAATACGCAACTTTTGTTCAAAAAAGCGGAGGCTTATTAAAATTTGATACTGGATGCACAACCACCTTTACGAATTGTAAATTTTTGGAAGAAACATCTGCGGCCTCTGAACCCCAAAACAAACGATTTATCGCAAATAGCTCAACTGCCCCTGTCTTCAGAGGATGCAAGTTTATAATTGATCATGGGGCAAGTGGGAATAATCGAGGATTATCTGACTTTGATGTTCCTACGGGAACAAATCCAACTTTTGATTTTAGTGAAGACGGTTCACCATGCTACTTCATCCGAAATAATGGAGGCACAAGTGAAGCTAGGGCAAACCATTATTATAGTGGCACATTTAACTCATTCATAGTTGACCAGAATGGAAATGGGGGTGCTTTTGAGATTATGCGTCCATCGTTAACCATTAATGATTTAACACTTAAAGACAGGGGTTATCCTAATCCATTAAGTAGTCGGCATCTAATAGTTTACACTTCCGTAAACCTGTTTCGTAACAAGACAACAATATTCAGAAAGCTAAAAGCTGACAATGTTTCGTTATTCGCTGGTGGAACCCAACTAACTGACTATAATATTATTATCCAAGTCATAGACGCAAAGGGTCGGTTATTGAGGGCAGAGGATACAGCAAACTCCCAGCGTGGTAACTTGCAGTTTTTAAGAACCTACCAATCAGCACCCCTAGATGCTACGACTTTAAGTGCCACAGAAGTTAAGTGCTATCTGCAAAACACAGACAATAATGACATCATTATTGATGGACTAACAAGCGGAGTGGATGAAGAATTGCTACAGTATAAATACGAGCATAATGCTACCTCCACAACAGGCGTTATTACCTACGATGTAAATGGTGACCCACAAACTACAGGCACTTTTTTCACCGTCACCAACAACTACATTCGCGGGTTCATTTCATACGACAGATTGCCAACATCTCGCACTTTCAAAATAGAGGACAGGATTGATGGTTCGCCACTAGTGCATGACGTTGTTTTGGCCGATGACGCACTCATCACGGCAGACCGCGCTACGGCAGATGGATATTCCGAGATCAATACACCGCAGGCTTTTTACAACCGAGCGAAAGCATACCTCGTTGATAACTACGCTGGCGAAACGGCTACCATCGTCTCCCGCGAAGGAACGACAATCAATGCTGGCGCATACAATGTAACAATCGACGCTTCTGCCGCAGAGGTATTTGCATTCGATGGCACGACCATCACAATCAAGTCTGCTCAATTTGTCGGCAACATTACTGGCAGCGGAACCTTTACTTTGCTCAATGGAGCAGAAGTGGTTGGAACATTTGGTGCGACCACTGTTTACCCATGGGAAGTTAGCAACGTCGAAGCTGGATCAACGCTTCAACTTTTTAATGTAACCCAAGACATTGAGATCGAGAACTTGGTGGTCAGCGGAACGGCTGGAACGAAAGTTAACGCCAGCGGCACATACGCCACAGCCGAAGCAGTTCCAAGCGACACGATCCGTCTCCGCATCACTTGCCAAGCTGGAGCTAATGCACTGCTGCCATTTGAGACTGTCGGCGTAGCTACTGCTTCTGGAGCATCATTCCGCGCTGACCAGCAACCAGACGCGATCTACAACGCAAACAATATCGACGGAAGCACAATTACGGGAATCACTCTGACTCCAGACTATAGCAACATTCAGATCGATTTGGACGATCAAGTTGCTCCATACGAAATTAGCGCACAAGCAATCTACAATTATTATTCCTACCTGATTACTACGCCGCAAGGTATCGCTAATTTCTATGGTGCTATTACGCCAGTTGACCAAATGAATTACAGGATTAACGCATCGGTTGTCCCTCTGAAGATTCAGAATACTGGATCAACAGATGTTGTTCTTAATGGAGGCAGGTTGTATCGCGATGATAGCGTCTCTGTACTTGACACAGGCGCGGGTTCTGGAACAGGATCAATCATGCAAGATACGGGATTCTTGGTGCAATATATCCAACCACAAGTTGGAACTGCATTGAACAATTATGGTGCATCCACATCAACTGAGCTATCTAATACGGAAGCCACGCTGAAGAAGAAGATCACTCAAGCCGCATTAGTTTAATATGTAACTTGACAAAATCGCAAAACAAGAAGAATTTAAATCATGGCACTTACATTCAACCCATTTACTGGAAAATTAGACATACTTGGGTCTAGCACTTCTGGAATTGGAGCCACTGGAGCCACTGGGCCTTCTGGAGGGCCAATAGGGTCTACTGGAGCTACTGGTCTTACTGGTGACATTGGATCGACTGGCGCGACTGGACTTGCTGGAGCCACTGGATTAGACGGAGCAACGGGTTCCACAGGATCGACTGGTGCAACTGGAGTTGCTGGTGC